ACTTTTGCATTCACCGAATATTCTCTGTAATAGCCGCCGTAGCATTTAGAGAACTTTCCGGCTGACCGTTTATAGCCGCAATAGAAAACCATTTCCCCATATTGCCTTTCGTGGCGAAGCTGCCGATTACAGTTTCCGCAGCAGATTTTTCCTTTTAACGCAAAATCATCATCCACCTTATATTGAATTGGAGTTACGTTACGGATTGCTTTCTGTGCCTGGTAGTATTCATCTTTTGTCACGATGGCCTCATGAGCGTTTTCTGCGATGATCCACTTATCCTCCGGGAGCGTCCGAACAGAGGTAGTATTCACATCAATTTTCTTTCTTCTCCCCATAACCAACGCACCAGTGTATTCATACCGTCTAAGGATTCTCCACACGATTGCCGCGTTCCATAACATTTCACTGTCCGGGGCAATAATAGGATTGCTGCCCATCAGCAGATTCTTTCGTTTCGCATACAATCCCGGCGTAGGAAGATTTAATTCGTTCATGCCGTAGGCGATCTGCGTTGTATTGCGGCCGGACAATGCTAATTCAAATACTTTTTTCACGCAGGGTGCTGCCTCCGGGTCAATCTCCCACCGCTGCCCACCTTTCTTGTTCCACACATATCCAAAAGGGACATTCGTGCAGGTGGCTTTCCCGTTCTTCCAGTTCGTTTCCAGAGCAGCCCGAATCTTTTTCGCAATATCCCGGCTATACATATTATTCACCAGATTGCTGACCGCCACTTCGATTCCCGGTGTTCCGTTGTTCAGTTTCATGCTGTCAAAGGAATTATTCACAGCAATAAACCGAACTCCCATCAACGGAAAAATCTGTTCAATGTAATCGCCAACACCGATATAGTCACGACCAAGGCGGGATAAATCCTTTACCATGATGACTTTTATATCGCCCTGCTTCAAATCCACGATCATTTTCTGAAAAGCCGGACGATTAAAATTTGTTCCAGTATAGCCATCATCTACATATTCTACAATCTCGCCAAACAAATCTTCCTGCTTCCCAATGTAATCGTGGAGCAGCATCCGTTGGTTCTCAATGCTGTTACTTTCATCCTTGCTGCCTTTTTTCAAATCTCCGTCTGCCAATGATAAGCGGAGATAGATTGCAATTTTATCATTCATTCTGAACCTCCGACATGATTGCAAGCACTTCCTGATAGGGGTCGCTACACTTAAATTCGACCTCCACAGAATTGTCCATTCCTACATAGATTCTCTTGATAAGTTCATGCACCAGTTCTTCATCAAATTCATTTTGATTCAGAATCCCGCGCATCCGCTCCATCTGCGCATCGCAGATTTTGATTCTTTTTTCCAGTTCCAATGCACGTTGACGCTGCTTTTGCAGTTCATGTTCCAACCGCTGCTTTTCTGCTATGTAGTGTTCCTTTAGCTGACTGTATTCATCTTCGTCCAGAATTTCAGCTTTATAGTCCTCATATAAGCGCAACCGCCGTTCTTCAGCTTCCTGAATCCGAAACAGGATAGAGTTTTCTTTCATTTTGATGGAACGAGCCGAATCCAGATTGCTGCTGCGCATCATGTCTTTTACCAGCTTTTCTTCTTCACACATGGTAGACACCAGATGATGAATCTGATCCATCGCCACCATCATCAGCATTTTCTCCGGCACCGCATGATAGGCGCAGGGAGTCGTGTTCTTCTTTCTTTTGCAAATGAACACTCCATAGTGCGTCTCTTTCACCGTACCATGCACTCTCCGTTCAAACGTCATGTTGCGTCTGCAACAGCCACAGTAAACCATTCCTGAGAGATGGTTATAACACTTTTCTCTGGTTGCCTTGGAACGAGCCATCGCCATTTCCCGTTTTTCCTTATTCTGTTCCCGCCGTGCCTGCACTTTTTCAAAATCCGATTTCAGAATGATTGCTTCATGCGCGTTTTCAACAATATGCCATTCCTTCTTTTCCACTGGATGGAGGCCAATCCCTTTGTATGATGCAGTTTGCGTTTTTCCAGATACCAGTTCTCCAATATAGGCACTGCTGTTTAAAATACGAAGAACCGTACTGGGGTGCCATTTATTATAGGTAGGGTCATCTCCCTCATGTAATTTGCGATTCAGCCGTTCGTTCGGCCTTGCTACTTCTAAAAATTCCAACCTGCGGGCAATTTCGTTTGTACTCACTCCTGCAAGATACCATTGATAGATCAGTTTGACCCACTTCGCATCCTCAGTCGCTTCAAGCTTATTTCCCTGTTGGTTCAACTGATAGCCATACGGTGTACACCACGATGTAGGGATTCCCTTCTCGCGGCGCATCTGGTAACTAAGGCTGATTTTCTTTGAAATGTCCTTCGCGTACAAGCTGTTTACCATGTTCTTGATGGGAACCGCAAGACTATCCACATCCGACTGCCGGATGTTGTCAAAATCATCGTTGATGGCGATAAAACGAACATGGAGCATCGGGAAAATAGTTTCCAGATAGCTTCCCGTTTCGATATAGTCACGACCAAATCGAGATAAGTCCTTCACTACGATGCACTGAATTTTGCCTGTCCGTATATCCTGCATCATACGCTCAAATTCTGGTCGGTCAAAACGTGTTCCCGTAAAACCATTGTCTGCATAGGTATCGGTCAGCGTCAGTTCCGGGTTTTCCCTGATATAATTATGAATTTGCAAAATCTGTGTGTGCAGGGAATCTTCTGTTTCATGCCCGCCGTTCTCAACCGACAGCCGCGCATACGCTGCCGTGCGCAGAAGTTCTTTTTCGTTTTGCTGTACGGCCTCCTGCACAGCAGCCTGCGGCATCATATTCTTTCTACTCTTTCTTGCCATTACAATCTTCCTCTCCGTTGTTCAGCCATTCTTCCGGGAAGAATCTCTTCCACTCACTTTCTTGTAGGATCACTTCTACCTGTTCAAAATCTACGATCCATACATGGTCAAGCCATTCTTTAAGATGTGTGCGCTCCAATTTTTCAGGAATTGAAATCGCTCGGAACTTCATCAACCAGGGATTTCCATGGCTAAATGCTTTTTCTATGTCATTAACAGCCAGCATTACTTTTTTAAAAGCCGCTTCCTGCTTCTGGACCGCCACCTGATACTGATGTTCATACTCCTCTACCTGTTCTAGTAAAATTGATCCCTGCTCGTATTGCCGATAAACTGCTGTTCGTTCATCGTCCTTGGCCATCAAGTGCGCAACGATCTCATTTGCTCTTTTTCTGTACTGCAACAGTCCAGCATCCATGCACTGCTTGACTTTCTCAGGATTCAAGTCCAGCACCCTATCAATATGCGCAGCTTGCATTTTTTCTTTTTCCAAAGCTGAAAGAATCTCTCGAAAGATTTTCTCGCTTTCGATGAAAGGGGCTTTTCCAGAGAAGCATCTATACCCCTTGTCAAACGAATAGATTTGCTGGCTTTCATCTTCTGATGTTCTGCACAGCAGACCTTTTCCGCTTTCTTTGTCATAGATTTTTTTGAAGAGCAGATTTGGTTTTTTTCGAGCCTTTTTTCTCGAAGGCAACCTCGTAGATTCCAACTTTTTCTGAGCTTTCTGAAATTCCGTCTTTGAAACAATCGCCGGAACCTCCAATTCTCGCTTTGCCTTTGCCAGTGTCAGCGTACACTTTCCGATATAGAGTGGATTTTTCAAAATCGAGCGAATTGTTGAATCCTGCCACTTATTTTTTGTTCTTGATCTTTTTTTCTTTGCCATCTGGACTTGCGGTGTTTGAACGCCCTGTACATCCAATGCTCTTGCGATTTCCGGGATTTTCATATCTTCCAGATACATCTGAAAAATCAGCTTTACAACCTGTGCGCTTTCAGGATTAAGAACAAGGCTTCTGCGATCTTCCGACAGCGCATAACCATATTTAGCCTGTCGATGGGTCAATGTACCTTCTTCAAAGTGATTCTGGCGATTGGTAATAAATTCCGAACGAATCTTATCAATGGTCTTTCCATTGAAATACTCTGCAACCTCTTCGGCAGTTTTGTCTATGCTGCAAAAGTCATCTTCCACAACTGCAAATTGGATACCAAGCGGATAGAACGTCCTCTGCAGTGCTTCAATGGCAAACGGAAGGGTTCTTCCACAGCGGAAGATAGAATCCACAACAACTGCATCAAATTTCCGAGCCATCCCATCCTGTACCAATTTGTCAAAGCCCTCCGTGGCTTCTGCTGTTCTCCTGCGGTCACTGTATTTTTCGGATACGCTGCACCCGCACTTTTTTAGATACCGTGCAATGCGCTCATTCTGTTCCGCAATCGTATTGGATGGATTTTCTTCTCCGATCCTGCTGGAAATCGACCTTGTATAACTGACCCATTTCATTCCTCTGCCACCTCATTTCCATGATGTGCTTGATATTCCATAAATTTTTCTGTGATACTGTGCAGTTCATCCTCGAAGCAGAAATGAATTTCAATCTCTGTTTTGCTATGAACATCTATGTGGTCGATCAGTTCCACCACGACCCTGCGTTCGAGCGTTTTGATATGTTCGTGCTGCTTAAATTCTTCCAACCAAGTAGGAAGCAGTGTGTCGTGCTTTAATGCCTCCTGCTTCTTTTCGCGGATTTCCTGAATCTTATCCTGTGCCTCTTTTATCTTCTGCGCAAAGCGAGTATTCATTTCTCCGTACTCTTCCCGACTGACAACATCATCGCATAAGTCCTGATACAGACGGATTTTCAAATTACTGTACCGTTCTAATTCAGCTTCCAGTGCAGTGATCTGGCTGTCCAGAATCTTTATGCCAATCTGTTCGCCGCTTGCCAACTCTGCATTGGAGAGTACCTTTTCCGCTTCAACAAGAAGTGTCACTTGATGCCGGATCGCAGCCAGAACACTTTCCGTCAACTTCTCACTGTTTATCATGTGCGGTGTGCAGCCGCCGCCATTCTTATAGGTAGAGCAGTGATAGTATTGATACTTCTTTCCGTTTTTCGTCACCGTGCGGCGAATCATATTCTGCCCGCAGTCTGCACAGCGCAGAAAACCCGATAATGGATAAACTGTTGTCTGCGATGGTGCGGTACGAGTGTCCAGTTCCAACAACTGCTGTACTTGCTGGAACTCGCCTTTGCTGATAATGGCATCATGCGCATCTTCCACCCGAATCCAGTTTTCACTTCCAACATCATGGCTCTTTTTTACTTTATAATTGATTTTCCTGCGTTTGCCTTGAATCAATGTTCCCGTATAGGATTCATTTTTCAAAATACGATTGACGGAAACCACTGTCCACTTCTGATTCAGCCCAGCCTGAAAACCGCAGGTATAGTTGAATCCATTGGCTCTCTTATACTCGTTCGGCGGCAGGACACCCAGTTTGTTCAAGTGACTGGCAATGCGCTGTGAACTCATTCCGTTCAATTTCTGTTTGAATATTTCCTGCACAATGCCCGCAGCGTATTCATCTATAATCAGATGATTCTTGTCTTTCGGGTCTTTCTGATACCCATATCCTGCAAAGCTGCCAATGAACTGACCTTCTTTCCGTTTCACATCCAAGTGACTTCTGACACGCATCGAAATGTCACGGCAATAAGTATCGTTGATAAGATTGTTGAACGGAATCAGGATACGTCCCTTATCATCGTTTTCTTCCGCACTGTCATAATGATCGTTGATGGCGATGAACCGGACTCCCATAAATGGAAAGATTCTTTCCAGATAACGTCCTGTTTCAATGTAGTTTCTGCCGAATCGTGATAAGTCCTTGACGATAATACAGTTGATTTTCCGATTCTCAATGTCCTGCATCATCCGTTTGAAATCTGGGCGTTCAAAATTCGTACCACTGTATCCATCGTCTACATACTCATCGACCTTATGCAGTTCCGGGTGCTTTCCCAGATAATCATTCAGTAAAGCTCTTTGATTTTTGATGCTGTTGCTTTCCTGCTGATCGCCGTCCGAACGTGACAATCGAAGATACACAGCACAGCGATATTGTCCATTTTCCTGAAAAAACATAAAAAGCCGATAACCTCCTTAATCTATTTGTCGTTCTGACAATAAACCAAGAAAATTATCGGCTTTAGTTAGCATATTCTGTTTTGACCCAAAGCCATTATCTCATATTTCGCGGTCCATGTCAACGCTTTAATGTGCTAAAGTGTAAATTTTCTTCTGCTTTCTTCTTTTTTATCTCCGATGCGTCCGTGCGCATTTTTTCAGTGTGTCCTCTAATCGGTTCTCTCCCGCAAAGCTGATCTTCACTACCATGCCCTTGTCGAGATAGCAATAAGGGTTCTTGATCTGCGAAATGAAATCGACCATCCGCTCCCGCTGCGACAAGTCTTTTCTAATTTCCACTTCGTTGATGTCTACCAGTTCCTTGCGGTTCACATCCCGAAGTTCCATCGCTGCCAATTTCTTCAAATCCTCAAGTGTATGCGTCATTTTCTGGTACATCAAATACCTCCCTTCACCTATAGCATTCT